CTTGGCGCGATGAGATCCTACGAAAAAGTTCAAGGCGTAAGTCGGGAGAAGTAATGGGTATCGAATTGATAGGCATGTTGAAACGTCACGAGGGTGTGCGCAGCCATGCGTACAAATGCTCAGAAAATATGATCACCGTAGGCGTCGGGCGCAACATAGACGAAAACGGCGGTCTTGGGCTCTCTGAAGACGAAGTCGAATATCTTCTGGCTAACGACATCAAGCGTGTACGAGAAGAGCTAGAAGATACTTACTACTGGTTCGCCGCACTCAACGAAGCCCGAAAAGACGCCATGATTGATATCTGTTTCAACCTTGGTCTTACACGCCTGCGTGGTTTTGTGAAAGCTTTAGAGGCCATGTCTCGTGAGCAGTTTGACATTGCAGCCGATGAGTTCATGGACAGCCGTTGGGCTACTCAAGTTGGCAACCGCGCCGTTGAAGTCACCGAGATCATTCGCACGGGAGCGCATCCCTAATGCCGCTTCAAAAGTTTATCTTCAATCCGGGAATCAACAAAGAAGGCACCGACTATACCGCAGAAGGCGGGTGGTTTGACGGTAATCTGGTGCGTTTTCGGAAGGGTTTGCCCGAGAAGATAGGCGGTTGGCAGAAGTACATACAAGCTTCGTACGAGGGCACCGGTCGTAAACTACACGGGTGGGTCGATCTTGACGGTACAAAGCTCTTGGGCCTCGGCACACGGTTCAAGCTGTATATACAAGAGGGTGCGAGCTACAACGACATCACGCCGATACGGGAAACCACCAGTGCGGGCGACGTCACGTTTGCTGCCACTGACGGTTCGAGCACGATCACTGTCACAGACGCCGGGCACGGCGCTGTAAACGGAGACTTTGTTACGTTTTCTGGTGCATCGAGCTTAGGCGGCAACGTTACCGCAGCGGTTCTCAATCAAGAATACCAAGTCGTCACCGTCCCCACAGCCAATACGTTCACAATCGTGGCAAAAGACACGAGCGATGCAGAGGTCACCGCCAACAGCAGTGACACCGGCAACGGCGGCGGTAGTGTTGTGGGAGCTTACCAAATCAACTCTGGGCTGGACGTGTTCGTTGACGGCACTGGTTGGGGCGTTGGTACGTGGGGCTCTGGTACGTGGGGTTCTACTACATCTTTGGGTGACGCAAACCAGTTACGCCTGTGGTCTATGGACAACTTTGGTGAGGACCTTGTGTCTAATCCTCGAGCGGGCAGCATTTATTATTGGGACAAGACAAACGGCTTGAACACCCGTGCGGTTCCTTTGACTTCTTTGGCAGGGGCTAACCTTGCCCCTACGAAAGGACTGCAAGTGTTGGTTTCAGACGTTGACCGACACGCAATCGTATTAGGAGCCGATCCCATCAGTGGCGGGAGCCGCAGTGGTTCTATAGATCCACTGTTGATTGCTTTTTCTGACCAAGAAAACATTGCAGAGTGGGAGCCAAAAGCTACGAATACCGCCGGATCTTTACGGTGCTCTGCGGGTTCAGAAATCATCGGCGGCCTACGTGCCCGTCAGGAGACGTTGATCTGGACGGATGTCGCGTTATACAGCCTTCAGTTCATAGGCGCACCTTTAACGTTTGGATTGAACCTGATCAACGAAGGTATCAGCCTGATAGGCCCAAATGCGGCGGTGAACGCACCGAATGGCATTTTCTGGATGGACAAGAAAGGCTTCTACCTCTACAACGGCTCTGTTGCCCCGGTGCCCTGTAGCGTGCATTCGTACGTGTTTGATGATTTTAACGAAGGTCAAGCATTCCAGTTCTTTGGCTTTCTAAATAAGCAATTCAACGAGGTTGGTTGGTTTTATTGCTCTGCAGACAGCAACTCGATAGACCGCTACGTAGTCTACAACTACGTCGAAAACCTTTGGTCGATTGGCAACTTGTCCCGCACCGCATGGCTGGACGAGGGGATCGTAGCTTTCCCAAGAGCCGCAGGCGTGAACAGTGACTCAAACAACTGTTTGTTCCAACATGAAACCGGCAACGACGACGATGGTAGCCCCATGAGCGGGGTCTTTATTGAATCAGCAGACTTTGACCTTGGAGATGGAGAAGAGTTTCAGTTTGTCAAACGTATGATTCCCGACGTCAAATTTACCGGCACTGGGGGCTCTGATCAGCAAATGAACGTGGTCGTCAAGGCAAGAAACTTCCCCGGCGACACACTGACCACGGATCAGACGTCTAGCTTCACTGCCACGACCACAAAAGTGGATATGCGGGCACGCGCAAGACAGTTAGCACTGCGTTTTGAGTCGGATGACGATGCGGATTTGTCAAACCGCGTAGGCTTGGGCTTCCGCTTGGGTGGCACCCGCCTCGATCTGCAGTCAAACGGACGACGATGAGCAAGCTTTTACAAGGGCGCTTACCTTTTTCTGTCGGTGAATCCGTGCCGACTAGCACGTACAACAAGGCTGTACGTTTATTAGAGATCAGTTTAGACTCTTTTGATCCGGACTCCACGCCACAGTTCACTGCGGCCAGAAGGGATGAACTGCAGTTTCGAGCGGGGGATATAATCTGGAATCTGTCGGAGGGCGTTTTGCAGGTTTATACCGGCAACGTTTGGCAGAATATATCTTCTCCGTCTACATCGGGGTTAAGCGCAACAGGTAGCATCGGAAACGTATCGGTCAGCACGAACGGTTCTGTTGTTGTAGATATCACATAAGCGTACGATCACGATATGGGACAACCAGCATTTCAATACGACGAATTTGAAGATATCGAACCGATAGAGGTTCCTGCTGGCGGCATCGCTTCGTTTTTGACCGCAACTGAGGGCTCTTGGGCCACGGATGACGAAGATGACTTGCCTCAAACGGGCATCGCTCAAGTCAAGCGCGTAGCCGATCAACTCGCAACATATGGTCGTCATGAAGACGAATACATGATCCACGCTGCAGAAGGCGAAACCGTCATACCGATGGAGGTCTTCCGCAAAAACCCAATTCTTAAAGAGCGTATCTTCCAACAAATGCGCGACATGGGGATTGAGCCTGAGCGTTATGTGGTAGGTAACGAGCTTAACTCCTTGAACCCGGTCACCGGGCAACCAGAGTTCTTTTTGAAGAAGCTTTTTGGTGGATTGAAAAAGTTTGTTAAAAAAGCGGTCACGGTTGTATTACCGATCGTCGGTGCCGCTTTCCTCGGACCTTTGGGCGCGGCTGCCGGATCAGGCATCGCGACACTCATCAACGGCGGCAACTTGAAGGATGCGTTGAAGTCAGCGGCTATTAGCGGTCTGACAGCCGGTGTGATGAACGGTATTAGTGGCGGCATGTCCGCTGCTGGAGAGGGTGGTAGTTTCTTCCAAGGCTTCAAGGCCGGTGCGGTCGGAGAAGGTGCGTTTACCAGAACGATTGGTGAAGCAGCAACGGCAGGGGCTGATGCAATTACACAACAAGCAGCAGGTGCCGCTGTAGGACCGGGGGCTGAACTAAGCCAAGCGGTCGACGCTGCCACTGGAGATATACCGTTGCCGGACGTCCCTGTGACAGAGGCGACAATACAAGCGCCACCCCAATCACCAATTCAAGGGGATTATGCGGCAGAATTGGCAGGAGACATCAGAAACCAGCGTAATTTTGCTCAAATACGACCAGATCAAATGCGCACGCGACTTGCCGGTTTGAAAGATCCTTTGCTCGAAGAAGCGGTGATGCAAAACTTGTATGCGACGGGTCCCACTCCAACTTTAACGACTACTCCTGCAGCAACCACCACAACGCAAGCTGCCTCAACATCTTTGACTACCCCGGTAGAACCCATCAGTCAGCAAAGACTCACAGAGGCCATGAAACCGGTCGATCTGCCTGATTTTGACGTGGGTAGAGTCGAAGCTGACCCCTCGCAATTTCAAATTACGAGCGACGCCGGAAGCGGGGCCGGGGCCGCTGCATCAACAGCCACAACTGTGCCGGTTTCTAGTTTCCGAGAAGGAATTGACCGTCTATTGCCCGGCGGTGAATTTGACCCAGTTAGAGGATTTAAAGACGTGTTCATGCCGCGAGCCGGCCAAAGAGCCGCCGCAGAAGAATTGGTTAGAACACAACAGCCGGGACTAGCCGTGGGATCGCCAAATTTCGAAGCTGCCGTCAAAAAGATAATGGACGCTTCTACCAAACCCGGTTTTTTGCGAAGCTACGCTCCAGCAATCGGTGGAATCATGGCCCTAGACGCTTTGAGTAGACAAGAGCCGGAGACTTACAACGTAGATGAGCAGGTTACCGGCTTCACTATTTTGGGTGGCCCCGAAGGTACTCGATACCGTCTTGGCCCGAACACGATGCGGACGCCTACCACCTATACGATTCAAGATGTGACAGACCAATACGGCAGTCTGCAAACACCGGTGTTTCAACCGCAACCCGGCGGTAAGGCAGAGGGCGGAGAGATTGATAACTTCCCGCGTATGGACGGCCGAATTGACGGCCCCGGCACTGAAACCAGTGACGACATACCGGCTATGTTGAGCGATGGCGAGTTTGTGTTCACTGCCAAAGCAGTGCGTGGTGCGGGTAACGGCGACCGCGAAAATGGAATGAAAAATATGTACGCTCTGATGAGCAAGTTCGAGAGAATGGCGTAATGGCAGAGAATACAACCACAACTCAGATAGTCCGCGAAGCCCCGGAAATCGAGGCGTTTAAGGCCGGGCTTTATCAAGATGCACTGGATTATGTAAGACGTTTACAGGAACAAGGCATACAAGCTCCGACGCAAGCTGTTGCAGGCATGACCGCTGACCAGATAGCGGCAGGCGACATCATTCGAACAGGCATAGGTGGCTACGAGCCTTTTCTGCAGGGTGCTTTACAATCTACACAAGCCGGTCAAGACGTCATCACAGGTGGTGCGCTGCCCGGTATACAGGCCGCTTTACTTGCACAACAAGGCGGACTTGGCACCTTACGAGAAGCACAGACCCTCGCAGCAGATACTCGCGCAGAGCCATACAGCTTCCGCGATCAGGCCATACAAGGGCTTTCTAGGGCTGCCAGTGACATTACCGGCGCTGCTGCTGGCGTGCCTTTACAAGTACAGGCTGCACAGCGTGGACTTTCTGCTGCTGATGTAGCGGCTCAACGCGCGGCCACCGACACCGCAACACGTTTAGGACTTGGTGCTGAACAAGGTAGGCAACTTGCTGCCGATGTAGGCATCGGGGCTCTTGGCACAGCCGAAGCTTTGGGCGGTCAACTCGGTGCGGCGACCAGAGGTGGTTTGCAAACGGCAGCACAGACACAGCAACAGCTTTTAGGTCAAGCGGGTAGAGCCGCAGGCACGACAGCCGGTGCTATGAGTCGGCTAGGTTCCGCTGCCCGACAAGCAGAGCGAGAAGCCACCGTAGGACAAACCGGTATTCTTGGCTCCAGAGGCGATATTGGCACGATTCGAACTGGCTTGACGGACGCAGGTCAACAGTTTGACCCAAGTGGAATCGGTGCTTTTATGGACCCGTACACACAACAGGTAGTAGAGGCTGCTCGACAAGAGTCTTTGCGTACCGGTGAACTACAAAAACAACAAGCTCGGGCACAGCAAGTCGCTGCCGGGGCCTTCGGCGGTTCCAGAGGTGCGGTACAAGCTGCAGAGATCGATCGTGCAATCAACGATCAGATTGCCAGACAAACTGCAGGACTGTTAAGCCAAGGTTACGGACAAGCACTGCAAGCGTCACAACAAGCCTTTGAAGCAGGCAAAGGACGTGAGTTACAAGCGGCTGGTCTTGGGGGTCAGTTAGCGCAGTCTGAAGCAGGGCTCGCGGCCCAAGCTGCCCAGATGGGTATTAGCACGCAACAACTCAAAGCACAGTTAGCTCAACAGCAAGCCGGTTTGGGACAGTCCCAAGCACAACTTGGCATGACTGCAGCACAGCAAGGTGGGCAGGCGCTACAGGCTGCTCAACAACAGGCCGCTGCAAACGCACAGGCACAAGCACAAGCGGCACAGGCTGCTCAACAGCTACGCGGTTCGATTGGTTTGCAGGCGGGTCAAATGGGTCAGCAAGCTGCGCTACAGGGCGGTCAGCTTGGATTATCTGCTGCAGAAATAGCTCAACGTGGCGCGCTACAAGGCGGTCAATTAGGCATGCAAGGTCAGCAGGCGTTAGCGCAAATGGCGGGTCAACGAGCCGATTTAGCGCGCGCAGGTGGCCAATTAGGACTACAGTTCGGTCAATTAGGCCAAGCAGACGTGTCACAACTCGCGGCTCTTGCAGGTCAACAGCAACAAGCGGCACAGGGCATTGGCGCATTGGCAGGTCAAGCCGGTCAGTTAGGCGGACGTCTGGCTTCGATGGGTCAAATACAAGCAAGCTTAGGTCAGCAGGCGCAGCAGCAACGCGCGGCAGACGTATCTCAGTTAATGGGCTTTGGTGGCACACAGCAACAACAGGCCCAAAACATACTCAATGCACAGTTTGCTGCAGAGCGCCAAGCGTATGACCAGCCGTTCCAGCAGCTTGGTTTCTTGGGCGACATGACGAAAGCGTTGCCATCCTCACAAAGTGCGGTGTTCCAGCAATCCGCTCCTAGTCCGGGCTTTGCTCAACAGGTAGCGGGCTTGGCAACAGGTGCGGCTGGTTTAGCGAGGGCCTTTTGATGAACGTGATGAACAGACCTTTGTTTCGAGCAAAAGGCGGCGAGACGAGCAAATTCCCAGACCTGAGTGGTGATGGCAAGGTCACGCAAAAAGACATATTGATTGGTCGAGGCGTCATACAAAAACAAGAAGGCGGCCCGATCATGCCACAAGAGGCTGCTGGGCAAGTGCAGGTGGCCTCGGAAGCCGAGGGTCAGCAGGTTGGTTTGGATTATGTCGCGAACACGCTCGGCGGTATCGACCAAGCCGAAGATATCGAGAGCATGATTAACGCTATACGTGGCAACGATATGCCAATCGAAGCACGGCGCACGGAACTAGCTGAGTTTGTAGGTCAGGACGACGCAATGGCAACGCCAGAGGCTGTTTTGGCAATGGTACAGCCCGCTATCATGTTGACCGAAGAGGGTGCCATGAACAGCGGTATTGGCGATCTCATGCGAGACATGACGCAAGACGTGGACATGGCGACAGACGCTGGCGCTCCAACCGACATGGGTCAAGGTGTTGGCGCTTTGATGATGGCCGGTGCTCCAATGGAACAGGCTCCGCAACAGTTCGCTGAGGGTGGCGGTGTTCAGAAGCCGATTCAATACTTTTCGAGCGGGGCTGGAGTTTACGATCCGTTTGACGCCACACCTTCGATAGACGCTCGCATTGCGACACTGGGCGACGTCGAAGGGTTGGACGCATATTTAGGCGATGAACGTTTGATGGGCGCTCTTTTTCGTGAATCTTTACAACCTGCAGAAGTCGAGAGCGCAGAAGACGCGGCGGCCCGTTATGAGGCGTTGATGACGAAAGCTGCCGATTTGGGCGGTGCAGACGAAGCTCGTAAACAGCAAATGGCACTGGACTTGGCGGCAGCAGGTTTCCAATTTGCCTCGGGACGAGATGCCCAAGGACGTAATATCGCAGGTCAGCCTTTTCTAGCGCAGTTAGGCGCAGCGGCTGCACCGTTTGCACAACGACAGGGTGAACGGCTTGCCAAACAACGTGAAACAGAACGTGCGATAAAGTTAGCAGCTATTAAGGAAGGTATTGGCACTGAAACCCGAGCCAAATCGGCGGCAGAGGCTCGTCGAGCCCAATCGATCGATTCTATATTAGGCGCAGCAGCGCGTCGGCAGGATACCGCTTTCAAAGGTAAGCTATCTAAAGCGCAGATGGGCGTAGCTGCAGATACGTTGATGGCTCAATACGGTTTCAATTTCTTTGTGCAAAAAGATCGACAACAGTTTGAAACCGACACCAACGAGCAGTTGAACCGGATCAAACAAGAGCAAATGACTTTGCAGGAAGAGTTCAACACTGCTGCAAGAGATCAAAACGAAGACATTGCAAATCGTGCTCGTTTGAAGATGCAACAGAACGCGATCGAGTTAGCAAATCTTGGTTTCTCCCAAGACATGTCAAAAATTGCGCAAAATTTCCAAAACACACAAGATCTTGCGCGACTCAACAGCGAATTAGGCATCGCTAGAGATAAGGCGCAAGGTGATATCAACGCTGCGTTGCAAGAGTCCCGGTTGCAGGTCACTCGTGACCAAAACGAAGCATTGAACCAATACCGCAGCCAGCTTTTCGAGCTAGACGAGCGTAAGGTTGAACTGCAAGAACAGATAGAAGAAGACAGGCAATCTCGTCTGCCAAGCACGGATGCCACCGGCTTGTTCGGCACTGGAGAATCAGAGCAAGAACGCCGGGATGCGATCGACGAGCAATATAAACTGTTGCGAAACGAGGCCATGCAACAAGGCTTGAACATCGCAGCCTACGACCAACAACTCAACAGTTACCTTAATTTAAGGAAAGACGCACGGGCCCAGAACCAAGCGTTACTGGCAAATCAACAAGCTATATTTGACGCCGCTGTTGCAACACAAGGGGGCTTGCCGTATGGCACCGCTGCCGAGCAACAAACGATATTGGGCGACACAGACATTATCCGGCAATACGCGCAGGGCCTGACCATCCCCGGCTTTGACCAAGCATTAACCAACGTCTACGGACGACAAGCTCTTGATGTCTCGGGTCGGCCAATGGCAACAACTCAGTTGCCCCCAGCTTTGCGTGCTGCTTTGCAAGCGCGTCAAGAAATGGGTATTGCGATACCGTCTCTGCCGGGCTTTGCTCAAGGCGGGCCGGTACAGCAACAGTTACCCGGCGGGGCTTTTGACCCGATTACAGGACGATTGGTGTTGCCGCCAAGCACGGGCCGACAACAAACGACCACGGCCAGTGGACAGCGGTCGTTCCCGCCGCGTATCACGCAAGACATAGAGGACATTACGCTTGCAACAGGCGGCCGTGAGGCCATTGGCAGTAGGTTAGGCACGATTGCAAACTTAGCCGGTAACATCATTTTTGGTATCGAACCCGGTATTGCACGCGACACCAAACAAGCGCAAAAAGCGGTCGAAACGTTGAGCACCGTTGCTACGACTACTTTGATGGCGGCGATACCCGGCAAAGACAATGTGGAACTTCAACGAATGTTGAAGAATTTACAGGTTCCTGCAGGCGAGTTTTCTTTGCAAGACGAGGAAGCTTTGGACTATTTCAAAATAGCGCGTCAGACAATGGATCTCGGTATTGAAAACCAAACCGACTTGCTGGAAAACGCAAATCTAAACCGACGTGAAATCGCTAAAGTGACGGAAGATTTAGCACAAATGAACGCCATCAAGGCCGAATACGACAATGTCATTCAAGCGTACGAAAACAAATTGAAGCCGTCCGAGGAAGTCTTCGATGAACTCGATAAGTTTTTTAAATAATGCCAATCCCTAGCACTTATCTACCGTCGACCGTCATCCAGCAAACTCGCGCGGGTCAAGGCAAAGACGAAGAGGCTTTGGATGCGGCGCGACAAAAGCTGAGACAGCCGGTTGATTTTGATTTTTCGGGCGCTTACGAAATGTTGCGCGAAAAAGGTTTTGACGAAAGAGCCGCGATGGACACGATTGCTCAAAAACTGGGTGAAAAAAACAATTTTGACGTGCAGGCTGCACGGAAAGCCGGGTTCACAAATGAAGTCATTGTCGCCAAATTAATCGGAAGAGATCCGGGTGATTTGGTGGCTAGTCCCGGGTACACCCTCGCAGAGGGATTCGGACGTGGTGCAGTTTCTGGGTTACCTGCTGGTGCCGCCGGATACGCCGCTGCAACCGGTTTGGCTGCGTTAGGTGTCGCATCTGCTCCTGTCTTATTAGGCGGCGGCTTGCTTACCGCACTCGTAGTTGGTGCGACAGGTGCAGGAGAAGCTTTAGAAGACGTTGTTTTTGAGGAACGCGACTTACTTCCCTCTGAAAGACCTTTTGGGGTTGCAGGCGAAACCTTGGGTGCCGTCGCTTCTCTTAGCCCGACGACACAAGTTGGTTTAAAAGCCATACCTGACGCCGTCGATTTTGGATCAAAACGATTGATGGCTCGATTGCAAGCACAAAGAGAAGCCGCTTTAAAAATTGATCCCAGTAGCGCAGCGGACATCAAGGGTGCTGGAGCAATAGCTCGACGACAGTTTTTAGAGGACTTGGTTAGCGGAGTAGGAAAGAGAGCACGCGAGGCAAGCCCAACCAAATTTGCTGCTCAGGAATTATTTTTGAGTGTAGTGCCAGCCGCAGCGGAGGGTTTTGCGGAAGCATACTTCCCCGGTGATGACGACATGCGTTTGATCGCAGGTTTGGTGAGTTCGTTTGCCCCCATACCCGGTGTAGGTTTGGTTACTGAAGCTGCGCGACCGGCGGCAACTGTTATGCGAGCGGATATCGAAGAAAAAGGTTTTAGAAGATCTGCGCAAAATTTGTTTGGTGCCAGAGACAGGTTTGAGCGTAAGCGCCAAAAATCAGCACGAGAGTTTATCGCTCGCGCTTATGAAGCGTCTGGCGGCAAACCTATTGAATTTGCAGACGAGTTAGACCGATTAATTGCAGCAGATCCCGACTTCGCAGAATCTGTTACACCCGGACAACTGACTAACAACCCGTTTTTCTTGTTGCAAGAGGCAATTACTCGTAAAAACAGCGCAGTTCTGTCTGAACGGACAAAAAAGGCGGGTGAAGAAGCGTCTGCAAAAGTGTCGAAGTTAATCGAAACGCTTAAAAACGTGGACAACCAAGAAGCTTTACAGGTTGCAGGAGAACTGGAAACAAAGCTGTTTACAACCCAACTACAAAATCTAATCGATCAAGCAATGTTGAAAGCAGCTAACGCTGCAGAAAAAGCTGGTGCGCTGCGTCAAGGCGACCTAACCAGTGTGGACGTCAGTAAACAGCAAGGTGCAATCCTCAAAGACGCTGCTGTGCAAGCTATGAATGAAGCGAAAGAGGTACGGCGTAAGCTGTACGCCGCCGTAGACAAACGCATGGTTATCGACACCACTCCGATTTTACAGGCGTATCGACAGCTTTCTGCGGACTTTTTATTGACTGCGGCAGGGGATTTAAAAGGCGATCTAGTCAAAGATTTGCAAAACTACGGTCTGGATCTAGGTGGCGACGTATTCGACAACATCGTCACAGAGGCTGGCAAACGCAAAAAAACTTTGAACAACCGCCTAAATACTATAGGCACAACCTTTCAAAAGACGGCACAAAACGATCCAGAGGCATTCAGCGAGTTCGATTTGCTGGTAGACACGTTAGGTGGTCCTCAAAAACGCGGGTACGAAGCACGTTTAAACAAAGTCATTGTTGGTTTTGGTAAAAAGGCAGATGAAGAAGGGGCTCTTGGCACGGAGCTACCCCAACGAGTACGTGCGAACGTCTTGAAACTGGCACAAACGTCTAAAGAAGTAGAATCTGTGCAGCGCAACATCAAGACCATTGAAGACGATCTGAGCAAAATTTCTTTGTCTGATTTCGTTCAAGACGAAGCGGTTCCTCAATCTCTGGGTGAGATACTTGCGTTCCGTAACAAGATACGCCAACTGAAAAGAACTGCCGAGAAAGGTTTTATTGAAGGCCCAACAACGGCTCAACTGGCTGTTTTGGACAACGGGGTAAATGTCGCCATCCAACAACGCATCAGCGACGGTCTAGCTGCCGGTAGGGATGCGAATCTAGAAGCTTTGAGCACGGCAGAGCGATACGCGGACTCTTACAACCGCGTTTTCAATCAAACTTTTGCGGGGGAACTGGGTCGCACTAAAGCTGCAGGCGCAGATGTCCTTGATCCAGAGACGGCTTTGGATCGTTTGTTCTTGGGTATGGACGGCACACAAGCCAAACGAGTAGAAGACATGCTAACCGCCATGCGGTTTGAAGGCGTGCAAGATGAAGACTTGTTGGGGTCTGTCACAGGCGCGATGGACGCTTTTTTACGTGACAAACTAGCGCGCATGGCTACACCGAGCAGTCGAGTCAACCCGCTTACAGGAGAGCGAGAGGAATTTTTACAACTGACCCAGAAACAACTGGACAGTTTCAAAGACCAATACAAAAACACAATACTAGCTTTAGATCCAGATGGAGCATTGCTTGATGATTTGTCGGACGTTGCCAGAGCGCAAACCGCGCTAGAGGCTGCGTTCGATACAGCCAGCGATCGTGCAAAAACTCGCGCAAAGGAAGCTAACCTCGGCACGTTTTTGGAAGCAGAAAGCGCCGAAAAAGTTGTCACGAACATACTAATAGGCAAATTTCCAGAGCAACGCCTGACACAAATTGCAAAAGACATCAATCGAGCTTCGGGTAACGACGCCTACAAAGAATCCTTGCGACAAGGTTTGTTTTCCACGGTGCTTGGGTCAGTCATTTCGAAAACAAGAGCGGCTCCGACACGAGATGGGAAGGCGGTCGTTGATTTCAGAAAACTGTATGACGTGTTATACGACACGCAAAAGACAACAGACCTTCACGGTTTCAACAACTTTAAAGAAGGGGGCGTGCCTTTAGCAAAGGTGCTCGAAAACGCTGGTGTTTTGCCCGAAGCGGAAGCCAAGTCGCTGAAAGAGTTTTTGCAGCGCGGGAAAAACTTACAAGAGGCTTTGGATGGGGGCGCAGACGCCTTCATTGATTACAACGAAACGAGTGCGATGAAGGACTTCGTTGCACGCTTCGGTGGCGCACAAGCCGTGTCTGAGGTTGCTAAAATGCTGGGCCTCAGTCCTACAATCCAAACGACAGGTGCAGGTGCCAAGCTTGCTCAAAATCAATTTCTTAATTTACCGCAAATGGCTTTCAAAGATCTATTATTAGATATTTCGAAGCCCGGAGGAGCATCTGCTTTGTCTGATGCGCTGCGTGCAGGCGCTAGTGAAAATCAACAAGTAGCCGGTTTAAGCCGCTTGCCGGGTTACATTGGGTCCCGCCTGCTGAGGGCTCCAAGCTACTATGCTTCAATTGGCCTTCGACCAGAAGAGGAACCTACACCAGACCCCACTCCCGCAGCCCCCGTGGCACCCCCGATCGCTGGGCCAGCACCTGCTGCTTTGACACCACAAACTCCGCCAGCAACGGCACGACCGCCAGCGGCACCCGATCCGACGGTCAGACAACGTTACGCAGCGTTGTATCCAAACGATCCAGTGTCTTCACTGATCGAGCAACAGGGCATAGCCGGCTTACCACAAGCCCCTAGATAAGCCAGCTACGCGCTTCTTCGCCCAGCACTTGTTGGGCGAGGTTTATCTTGCCTTTCAACGCTTGAATAATTTTCTCGTCCACAGTCTTGGGACTGACCAGATCCACGTACAGCACGTGATGTTCCTGCCCGATCCGGTGTGCGCGGTCTTCTGACTGCAGCCGGATCTCAAGGTCGTACGAGTTGTTGTAATACAGCACGTTCGTCGCGGCGGTCAGAGTCAGTCCGTAGCCCCCGGTGCGTGGGTTAGCCACAAAGAAACGCGCTTCACTGTCCGGCTCTTGAAACTTCGCCACAATGTCGGCCCGCTCTTCAGCAGGCGTGGCACCATAGAAAGTGACCACGGAACTTGGGCCGTACGTCTCTTTGAGTGTTTGTTCGATGGCTTGTATGTCGTACACGTAGGACGCCCAGATAATGACCTTGCCCATCATCTCGCTGATCACTTCGAGCATTTCGTTCATGCGGTTGCTTGGCAGCGCCTGTATCTCACCATCATCGGTTCGTAGGTGGCCACAACAAATCTCTTGCAGACGCATAATCTGTGTAAGCACGCTTTGGGTTGTGGATAACTCACCTTGGTCCAGCATCGCCAGTGCGTATTGACGCATTTGCTCGTAGGCTTGCTTTTGTTCTTTTGTAAGCTCTACAGACCTCTGAGTGTAAATTTTATCTGGCAGATCAAGGCAATCCTCTTTCAGCACCCGGTGGCTAAAACGTTCGAGCCGTTCGTTGAGTTCTTCAAGGTTCCGATACCCAACGATCTGTTGGAAGCTGCGTGCGCCAAACTTACGTTGTTGCAGTTGTGCGTAGCGGCCTTGAAAGGCGTAGTAGCTGTCGAAGCCAAGGGCTTTTGAGCCTAAGAACCCACACTGGGAGAAGAGATCCATAGGATTCTTTGTAATGGGTGATCCTGTCAAGATGCGTCGGTACTTGGCCTTCTTGCCCAACGCGATGATGTTTTTGGTGCGTTGCGCCGCTCTGTTCTTGATCGACGTGCTTTCGTCCACAACCACAAAGCTGTCCGGATTGTAGTCCAAGAACTTACTGGCCACGTCTTTGCCCTTCTTTGTAGACAGGGCTTCGGTGTTCATTACAAAGATTCGAAGAATGCCCGAAGCTTTACGCACAGCGACGTCCCGTAGCTCCGCTTTGAACTTCTGTGTCATGTTTGGCTGCCACAGCACAACCTTGCGTTCTATGCGATCGGGCAAGTGTTGCGGTATTTCTTTGTTTACCCAGTTTGCGTACACGCCCTTCGGTGCTATTACCAACGCGGCCTCGACGCGTCCGGCTTCATACAGTGCGGCTAAGGTGTCGATAGCTACCTTTGTTTTACCTGTGCCCATCTCCATGAAAAGGGCATAAGCGTTGCGTTCCCACGACTTGTCGAAGGCAACTTTTTGGTGTTCGTAAGGCTCAGTTTTGAATTCGTACATTTGATTTCTTTTTCGTTGACATAAAGGACAATATAAGATTAACCTGCGTTTGGGAAGTGTCGAAAGGCGCTTAATTCATAAAACACGACCGAGGACAACGAAATGGGTCTACTAGACGAAATGGAGGGTGACAGCAATAGCTCACTTGAAGTTCCCAACGATTCTGGACTTGGCGCGGTTGCAAAACTAGCGCAAAAAATTATCGCGCAGGAGCAACACGTCAAACAACTAGAACTTGAACTAAAAGGTGCGAAAGCAACACTGTTGAAGATGACAGATGAAGATCTGCCGTCTGCAATGCAGGAACTCAACCTTTCTACGTTCAGTTTGCACGACGGGTCCAAAGTCACCATAAAGCCGACTTACGGCGCACGCATCAGTAAGGACAACGAGGACAAAGCTTTTGAATGGCTACGTGCTCGTAACGAGGGTGATCTAATCAAGAACACCATCACCTGCCGGTTCAACAAAGAACAGGACAATGAAGCGTCTGCGTTGTTTCACGACCTTGAAGAGCGTCAGCTTCAGCCAGAACGCAAAGCGGAAATCCACAGCGCAACTCTACGCAGTTGGGCTAAGGGCCGCATTGAAGAAGGCAAAGAGATTGACATGGAGCTCTTCGGAGTTTGGGTTGGCCAACGTGCAGAAATCAAGAGAGGTTGATAATGGCTAGTAAAGAAGTCAGTGAAGAGAAGAACAAAGACGTCGCAGTTGTCGACGCTACGATGTTCGAAGCGGATGCCGGTGTCGGCATGCAGATGGATCAAGACGATTTGGCATTGCCATTTCTCAAGATCCTGTCCGGTAACGACGAGATCCTAGAGGTCATCGATGCGAAGCCGGGTGACGTGTACAACACGGTCACGGGCGCGATCTACAAAGGCAAGGACGGCTGCAAAGTCATTCCTTGCCACTACGAGCGTCGGTTTCTGATGTGGGCACCACGGGGCGCAGGCTCTGGGGCACCGCTGCAGAACTACGGTATCGAAGATGACCGCCCGGAAACCAAGCGTGACGAAAGCGACAACAAAGACTACGTGGTCGGTGGTGACGGCGAGTACCTCGAAGAGACGCACCAACACTACGTGGTGGTGTTGGAAGACGACGGTACGTTCAGCACTGCGCTGATACCAATGAAGTCCACACAACTCAAGAAGAGTCGTAAGTGGAACTCCATGATCGCGTCACGGACCATGCTCAATGCGAAGGGCGAGGCGTTCCAGCCGCCGCGTTTTTCACATGTGTACAAGATGTCGACCATCAAAGAAGAAAACTCCAAGGGCTCTTGGCATGGTTGGAACATCGAACTGGACGGTCAGGTTGAGGACGCGAACGTCTACCGTAGTGCTAAATCGTTCTATGAATCCATTCGTGGTGGAGAAGTAACGGTTAAGCACACTGCTGACGTTCAAGAACCATAAGGGGCTGACCCCTTCTAACCGCAATAGGCAACCCGGTGTCTCAAGGCCCTGCATGCCGTTCTCAGCCGCAGGGCCGTCCGGGCCTTTGGAATAATAGATGATAGATAAGTTTTCAACGATATTCGATGGATTGCGGCTGGCATACGGCACGTTCAAGATCGAAGATCGCAACAGTAAAGGTAAAGCCACCGGTAAAGCGATGATCGTCCGTGAAGAGCGGACTGAAGAGACGTGGCAAGCCCACCTTGATGGCACACAGTCGGTCGGGATCATCCCGATCAACGAGGACAACATGTGCCGCTGGGGTTGTATTGATATTGACGAATACAACTTCGACCACACCGCACTGATTAACAAGCTTACAAACCTGAAGCTGCCGCTAGTCGTCTGTAGAAGCAAATCTGGCGGCGCTCACGTCTTTTTGTTCACAACCGACTTCATACCCGCCAAAGACATGCAAGAGGTCTTAACGCGACTCTCTGTCGGTCTGGGATACGGTGGCAGCGAGATCTTCCCAAAACAGATTGCATTGAACCTAGATAGAGGCGACGTCGGCAACTTTTTGAATATGCCGTACTTCGACCATGAGAACAGCCTGCGCTATGCCTTCAAGCCAGACAGCAGTGCTGCGACCATAGAAGAGTTTTTCGAACTGGTTGCTGAAAACGTCCAGACACGCGAGCAGGCGCTGGCCCTGATCGTCCAGCAGGACAGTAGTCTGCCGATACAGGACGGCCCACCGTGCCTGCAGACATTGTGCAAAGACGGGATTGGTGAAGGCGCACGCAACAACGGCTTGTTCAACGTCGGGGTGTACTTACGCAAAGCTTTCCCTGATACATGGGAGTCAGAGATCCTGACGCACAACATGCAGTTTATCCACCCGCCGCTACCGCTGGGTGAAGTCAACGCGGTCGCCAAGCAGCTACAGCGCAAAGACTACGCATACAAATGCAAAGACGCCCCGATCAACTCCGTCTGTAACAAAGAACTGTGCATGACGCGTAAGTTTGGGATCGAGGCCGTCGTGTCAGGTGTGCAGATCGCCAACCTACGCAAATACAACTCCGTGCCCCCGGTCTGGTTTCTGGACGTAGAGGGCAAGCCACTGGAGATGGGCACAGACGATCTGTTGAACCAGATGGCGTTCCAGCGGGCATGCGTGGAGCAACTCAACTTCTACCCACGCACGATGAAGAAAGACATGTGGGAAACACGCATTAACGCCCTGCTGACCGAGATGCAAGAGACAGACGGGTCAATTATCGAAGTGTCAGAAGACGTCAGCATCAACGGCATATTTAACGAGCACTTGGAAGAGTTTTGCACCGGGCACCAAGCGGCTGAAGAAAAAGAACAGATTCTGCTCAAGCGCCCTTGGACCGACGAAGAAAAGAACGAGACATACTTCCGGCTCAAAGATCTGGAAGGTCACCTGCTCAAGGCCAACTTCAAGCATTTCAAGACTCACCAGATTGCACAGCGCCTGCGAGACATCAACGGTGAAGCCACGCAGCTACGAATACAAAGCAAGGTCGTGCGCCTGTGGAAGATCCCAGCGCACAAGGTTACAAAGACGGTCATTCGCGACCCACGGTTCACGGCAGATGAAGAGGTTCCGTTTTGAAGATCGAGAAAGGGCTAGACATTCCGTCCAAAGCGGGCTGGGGACGCTGGGTCAAGCTGGTTAGAGACATGAAAGTTGGCGATAGCATCGAGGTTGAAGAGGGCAAAGAGCGCAATGCTTTACGCAAAGCGATGGTCGACGCAGGCTACGGTGTCGTACAACGCAAAAACCACAAAGATTCTACCGACGACAAGGTGTTGGTTAGACTCTGGCGGGTCAGCTAATGCAGCGTATCTTTGGGCCGCCGGGCACCGGTAAGACAACCACACTGCTGAATCTGGTCGACAAAGCATTGGCTGACGGTGTGCCGCCTACACAGATCGCGTTCTTCGCGTTTACACGCAAGGCCGCCACCGAAGCAAAAGAGCGGGCTGCCGCACGTTTCAACCTCGATCCAAAGACTGACTTGCCGTTCTTCCGAACTATTCACAGTCTGGCGTTTCATCTGACCGGACTGAAGTCGGAGCAGTTGATGACCGCGCAGCACTACCGTGAAGTCGAGCGCAAGATTGGGATTGTACTGGTCAGCGGTGACGTCCCCATGTACGAGGTCGAAGAGGATCTGAGCAACAGCTTGCGCAAAGAGTCACCGATCTTACGGTTGATCACCCTGTCCCGGCTCAAGAAGTCAGAGCTACAGACCGAGTACAATGCCAGTGATCTTGAATACACATGGCTTGAAGTGGACTACGCAGCACGGGCCTTGGCCCAATACAAGAAAGAGTTTGGCGTCTACGACTACACAGACATGCTTGAGCTCTTCGCACGCTCTGCCCATGAGGTGTGCCCGTCGTTCAAGCTTTCGATGCTGGACGAAGCGCAGGATTTAAGCCCTCTACAGTGGGATATTGCCCACGCCATCGATGCAAAGTCAGAGCGGATGTATTGCGCAGGCGATGACGATCAGGCGATTTACAAGTGGAGTGGCGCCGACGTCGATCATTTCATCAACTTGCCCGGAGGCAGCGAGGTGCTAGAGCAAAGCTTCCGCATCCCGCGTCTTGTGCATGAAGTGGCTGACCGGATCTCTCGACGCATCAAGCACCGGTTTCCAAAGTCGTACCTGCCCAAAACAGAAGAAGGCCGCATACAAAACATTTCGACCTTTGCAGAACTGGACATGGCTCACGGCTCTTGGCT